CAAGAGGCAGAGCTAGAGTTTGCCAAGACGCTAGAAGAACGCAAGATAGACCTAGAAAACTTTAAGGTCGAGGTGCAGGACAGACAAGCTGCCAGAGAGATATTCGGGGAAGACCCCACCCCAAAGATATTTGCCATTATTAGTCTGATGGGGTTCTTGGCATACATATTTCTAGTAACTTTCCGTGCTGAAGCGGTAGATGATGCCCTAGCCAATATAATCTTAGGCTATTTAGGCGGTCTTATTAGCGGCATCAGCGCCTTCTTCTTTGGTAGTAGTAATAACCGAGGTCAATGATGGAAAAGCTAATTAAGATGCTGAAGCGCCATGAGGGTACAGAAACTCATGCGTATGAATGCTCCGAAGGTAAGGTCACTGTAGGTGTAGGCCGTAATATCGACCAGAAAGGCGGTATGGGGCTGTCTGAGGACGAGATAGATTACCTCCTACAGAACGACATTGAGCGTGTAATCAAGGAATTAGCTACAGAGTATGAGTGGTTTAACAGCCTTGATGATGTACGAAAAGATGCTATTATTGACATTGCATTTAACCTCGGAGCTACGCGTTTACGTGGCTTTCGACGCGCATTAACCGCTATGGAAGCGGGGAACTACACAGAAGCCTCTACAGAGTTCTTGGACTCTAGGTGGGCAAAACAAGTTGGTGGCCGTGCTTTAGAGCTGACTGACATGATTGCTAGTGGTGAGTACGCGGATTGAGGTCTAAATGGCAGTTAGAAAATTACAATTCAAACCGGGAGTAAACAGAGAAACTACCCGGTATGCCGCCGAAGGTCAGTGGTACGAGACTGATAAGGTGCGCTTCAGACGTGGCCTACCCCAGAAAATAGGCGGGTGGGAGCAGCTCTCTGCTAATACTTACCTAGGTGTAGCACGTTCGCTATTCAACTGGGCTACTCTCAGTCTCCAAAATCTTGTTTCTGTAGGTACTCACCTCAAATACTACATTGAGCGAGGTGGAGCTTACTTTGACGTTACCCCTATTAGAGCAACCACAGCAGCGGGCGATGTTACGTTTGCAGCCGTAAACGGCGATGCCACTCTTACTATAACCGATACTTCTCATGGTGCCCTCCAGAATGACTTTGTAACTTTCTCTGGAGCTGCTTCTCTAGGCGGCAATATTACTGCGGCGGTGCTTAATCAAGAGTATCAGATAGCTACCATAATCAACGGCAACTCCTACACTGTAGAGGCCAAAGACACTTCCGGTAATACTGTGCTGGCTAACGGGTCAGATACAGGCAACGGCGGGGGTAGCGTAGTAGGCACCTACCAGATCAATACGGGTAACGAGATTGAGGTACCGTTCACTGGTTGGGGTGCAGGGCGTTGGGGTAATGGCACATGGGGCACAGGCGGTACAACACTGGCTCCCATGCGTATTTGGAGCCAAGCTAACTTCGGTGAGGACTTATTCTTTGCCCACAGAGGTGGGGCACCATACTACTGGGACGCAAGCAACGGGGTTAACACACGCGCTGTTGCTGTAAGTTCTTTGGGAGGTGCGTCTGGTGTGCCTACTGTAGTAAATCTAGCGTTTGTGTCTGACATATTTCGTTTTGCGTTCTGTTTTGGAGCAAACGATTTGGGCGGTTCTACGCTTGACCCAATGCTCATCCGGTGGTCAGACCAAGAAGATGTAACTAACTGGACACCTGCGGCTACTAATCAAGCGGGTAGTCTACGCCTGTCAGAAGGTACAGAAATCATAGACGCTATCCAAGCACGTCAGGAAGTGTTGGTCTGGTCAGATGCAGCCCTGTACGGCCTACAGTATCTAGGTGCCCCAGAGGTATGGGGAGCGCAGCTTCTTGGCTCAAACATCACTATAGCTGGGCCGAATTCGGCTGTGTACTCAAACAACATTGCTTACTGGATGGGCATAAATAAGTTTTACTACTACGACGGTACTGTTAAGACACTACCCTGCGAGCTGCGTAGTTATATATTTGATGACTTTAACCAAGGTCAAGCTGACCAAGTAATCTGTGGCTCCAACGAGCAGTTTGACGAGATATGGTGGTTTTATTGTTCTGGAGGAGCTACTCAGAATGACCGCTACGTGGTGTATAACTACGTACAAAACATCTGGTACTACGGTAATCTGGCGCGTTCTGCATGGCTCGACTCTGACCTACGTGATTTCCCCCTAGCAGCTACTTTTACCAACAAACTAGTCAACCACGAGAAAGGCGTGGACGACAACGAGACAGGCACTCCTGCGGCTATAGCAGCCAGCATAACTTCTACACAGTTTGATCTGGATGACGGGGATCGGTTTATGCTGGTCAACAAGATGTTACCAGACATGACCTTTGAAGGTTCTACAACCGGTGCCCCAGCAGCTACGATGACTCTAAACCCTTTGAAAGACTCGGGTTCTGGGCGGTATAACCCAGCTTCTGTGGGTGGAGACAGCAGTGCTACTGTTACTAGAACAGCCACAGTGCCTGTAGAAGAGTTTACCGGGCAGGTCTTTACACGGGTACGGGGTAGGCAGATGTCGATTAAGATTGAGTCTACAGCAGCCGGAGTAACGTGGAAGCTAGGCGCACCTAGGATGGATATGCGGCCTGACGGTAGGAGGGGCTAGTGGCATCGCGGGATAGTATAAATAAGGTAGAAGCTCCCGCCCTGCCGATACCACCTGAAACGAATATTCTGCGGACATACTTAGATGACCTGAATAATATTTTGCGTTTGTTTTTCAATAGGTTAGCTAATAATGTAAACTTGTTAACCGGTGCTTATGGGGGACAGTTTATAGAATCCCCGAACGGTAAGTTCTTTTCCACGGTGGATCAGAACGCTGCGTCAACAGGCACGGCCTATGCTTTGCAGTTTGAGAATACGTATTTAGGGGAAGCCATAAGTGTAACAGGCACCCCAAAGACAAGAATAACTCCAACGTATTCAGGGGTTTACAACTTTGAGCTTTCGGTAGAGTTAACTAGTACCAATGCTAACTCTAAGGAGCTGTCCTTCTGGGTACGAAGGAGTGGAGTAGACATAGCAAACACTGGCAGAATGCACGTCATAGCGGGTTCTGGCGGCGTAGATGATTTTGAATACAGTTTTACCATAGATATAACAGCAGGGCAGTACATAGAACTTATGTGGGCAACAGACGATACAGGTGTAACAATAGATTATGCAGCGGCTTCAAGTCCCCGCCCTGCCGTACCGTCTACTCTAGTAACCGTACATTTGATTTCAGCATTGCCTGAAACACTGCCGACACCGTAGGTGAGATATGCCTAAAACAGTTTTTGATGGGACTACAAGCACTTATACACGCCAAGGTTACAAGGGGAATGACCCTGCCTTTGATAACTTGCTTGATGACATCCTATATCAGCTCCAACAACCCACCGACACAGAAGGGCAGTTTGTGCGGGACGAAGCATTGGCTGATAACGCCTATATGGTTTTGTCTCAGATACAGGAACTTGTGCCTCCAGAACAGCAAGCCGATGTAACTGCGGAGTTTTTAAGAGAGTCTGGCTTCAGCTCTGATGTAGTCAGTCAGATGTTGAAGATACCTAAAAGCGACGTTAACGCTGCGTTAGCAAGTGCTGGATATGGCCCCACTGGACTATCTCTCACTGCCCCAGTTCAACCCGGCTCTAATATACCAACAACGGTTACAAGTGGGGGCACGTCAAATCTCGTGCAAGATGCGGTTGATTTAGTGACAGACAGTAAGCTAGGGCAAACTGTTATAAATACTGGTAAAGCTGTAGGTACTGAGGTCGGCAAAGTAATAGATAAAGTATTTCAGAGCCTTGGACTCCCTTCTCCTACTAAAGTAATAGGTAATCCTAAACCCGGTGCAACCGTGGTATGGGGACAAACGAGCGGTTCTCCTGTTATTTATACAGGTACAACTCCTTCCGGCACTCAAACTGGTGTAACTACAGGACTGCCTTGGCTTGACGCCATAATTGATAGGAGCATTAAAACAGTAACAGGACAGGCGGGCGTACCTGATTTAGGAGCAATAAGCACTGTAGTTATACAAGAAGCTGCTAGAGATGCGTTGGGTTTACCCGCTGGCGCTGACATGGGGCAGATAACTGATGCTATTAGCAAAGTAGGGCAGGCTACAGTAGCTGCAACAACAATGGCTGGAGAAGACACCGAGGGTACTGATTTATTTGGTGTTGATTTAAGTGGCGACAAAAAAATAGGAGACCCTAATGGAGATAGCAATAGCAGTGGGAATAATACTGTCGATAGTGGTGGTGATAGCACAGTAACAACAGATGATGGCACAGTAACAACAGGTGGTGATAGCACAGTAACAACAGATGATGGCACAGTAACAACAGGTGGTGATAGCACAGTAACAACAGATGATGGCACTTTAAGAGGAGGCGTTGAAGCAAGAGATACTTTAAGAGGCTCTGTTGTACCTAGTGTTGCCGGTGCTGTAGATACTAG